AATATATTAGAAAATGAATTAATAAATTTAATAAATTATTTTAATAATAATAAAAATATAAATGGAATAATTATACAATCACCATTACCATATCATTTAAATAAAAACATTATACGTAATATAATTCAAAATAATAAAGATATTGAAGGATTAAATAATTATAATATTGGATCATTAATGGATAAGTCATGTAAAAATAATTATTTTATACCATGTACCCCTTTGGCTTGTATGGAAATATTTAAATGCGAAAATATAGATTTAAAAGGTAAAGCCATAACAATTATTGGAAAAAGTGATATTGTAGGTATTCCATTATCTTTATTATTATTAAAAAAAGATGCTACTGTTACAGTTTGTCATATTGAAACGAAAAATTTAATACAACATTTAAAAAATTCTGATATTGTTATTAGTGCATGTGGTCAAGCAAATATGATAAAAAAAGATTGGTTAAAAAATAATGTAATAATTATTGATATTGGAATTAATATTGTTTACAATAATAATAATAATAATAATAATAATAATAATAATAATAATAATAATTATTATATAGTTGGAGATGTTGATTTTAATGAAGTAAAAGAAATTGCATATAAAATTACACCAGTACCAAATGGAGTTGGTTTAATTACTACAATGATGCTTATTTTAAATAGTTTAAATGCTTTTAAATTACAAAACAACTTATATTAATTACTTGAATTCATTTATTTTCTTTTATTATATTAGTTTAATAATAAATGAAAAATTATGATATTATTATTATTGGTGGCGGAATAGCCGGAATATATACTATGTATAATTTACAAAAAAAATATCCAAATTTAAAAGTATTATTATTAGAAAAAAATGAACGATTTGGTGGACGTGTATATAGTCATTATGAAAAAATAGATAATAAAGATTATATAATGGATTTGGGTGCTGGACGCATTGGTTTTCATCATACAAATATGGTTTCTCTCATAAATGAACTAAAATTAGATAAAACTATAATACCTATTAAAAATACAAAAAATTATAAAGAAATTGAGAGAAACCAAAATGGAAAATATAATGTTTCTGATAAATCAACATTAAAACAACATTATGTAAAATTATTATATAAATTTTTAACTAGCAAAGTTGTTAATAATATACCTAAAATTATTGTAAAAAAATTATATTTAAATGAGTTTCTCTCATATTTTTTTTCAAAAAAAGATTATAATATTATTGAAAATAGTTTTATATATAAAAATAAATTATATAATTTAAATGCTTTTGATGCTATAAATATTTTTAAAACAGATTATAGTAATAATAGTAAATTTTTAATTTTAAAAAATGGTTTTTCTAGTATTATAAATACTATGATTGAGAATATAATGCTAAATAAAAATTATAAATTTAAAAAAAATAGTTATGTTTCAAATATAGAATATTATAGTGAAAATAATAGTGAAAATAATAAATATATTATAAAATTTAAAACTAATAATTCATTACAAAATACTAGTAAAAAAAATAGAGAAAATCAAATATCTTGTAAATATTTAATATGTGCTTTACCACGTTGTAATTTAATAAAATTTAAAATATTAAAACCTTTTTTGAGAGAACTAAATACTATTAATGAAATAAGTAAAGTGAGAATTTTTGAAATTTATGATAAAACTATTAAAAATAATGAAAATATTAAAAATAATGAAAATATAAAAAATGAAGTATGGTTTAAAAATATACCAAAAACTACTACAAATGAACAATTACAATTTATAATTCCAATTAATCCAGATAGTGGTTTAATTATGTCTTCTTATAATGAAAATTTGTCATCTAAAGACAATTATTGGTATAAATTATATAAAAAAGATAAAAATAAAATGAGAGAAATATTACGAAAAAAACTAAGTTTAATATTTAATATACAAGTCCCAATAAGTAAATATATGAAACTTGCTTATTGGAAAATGGGAGTTGCATGTTGGAAAAAAAATGTTGATTCTTATATTATCTCTCAAAAAATATTAAATTTAATGCCTAATTTTTATATTTGTGGAGAGAATTATTCACAATATCAAGCATGGTGTGAGGGTGCTTTATTATCTTCACTTGAAGTATTAAATAAACTGGATTGTGAGTTTAAAACTAAATAAAATCTATTAATAATTTTATATTTATTATATAATGATTAATAATAAATATTTACCAAAATTGCGACTTCTCTCAAAAAAAAACAAAAAACATATTTATAAATTATATGATCCACAATATAAAAGAATTTTAGCAATTGAAGAAGGTATACATCAAAAAAAAAATAACACAACTAAAGATAAGAGAGAAGCAGCAAAAATGAAAAAAGCAAGATTTAATGTTTTACGTATGTATCGTAAAAATAATGATAAAAAAGGTTGCAAAAATTTAACACAAGATATGATTTATATGGACAAAAAATATAAACTCGGAAAAACCAAAAAAATTTGTGGAGGGATGGTCAAGACTACCCATAAAAAACAATTCTTATATAATCCAAATGATCCAAAAAAATCATTTGATGTATATATTGATAAAAATCCGAATGATACTATAAATATTAAATATTCGAATGTTAATGATATAAAAAAAACTATCAAAAAATTAGAGAATTTATATAAAACAAAAAAATATCCACATAAACGTATTTGGCAAGTTGGTATGATTATGAAAGTACGAATGGAAGCTATGTTAAAACATAAAAAAACACGTTACAAAAAAGCAAAAAATGTGAGAGAACGCTATAATTTAAGTAAAAAATATTTTAAATTTTTAGGGAAACGTAGTAAAGCAAAAACTTTTAAAGAAAGAAAAAATATGATATTTAAATTGTAGTTATTAAATCTAAATTTAATATATTTAATATATTTAAAAATTAAAATATATTAAATTTTAATGTGTGGTATAGGTGCAATTATACATAAAAATCATAATTTTAATATTAACAAATTGTTATATGAAATTTTATTTAATTTACAACATAGGGGTCAAGACTCTTCTGGTTTTGTAATTTATAATAAATTAAATAATAAAACAAATATTATAAAAGAATATGGATTAGTTGATAAAAATATGGAAAAATTAATAAATAATTTAGGTTCTAGTGGACTAGGACATGTTAGATATCAAACATCAGGCAAAACAAACTATAATGAAATTCAACCATTTTATAATAATATTTTTGATGGAATTAGTTTAGTTCATAATGGTAATTTAATAAATATTGAAGAGTTGAATTTATTTTGTTCTGAAAACAATATATTATTAGATTCTAGTTCTGATTCAGAAATTTTATTTAAAATATTTATTTTTTATTTAAAACAAAATATAATTAATATAAGCGATATTACAAATAATATTATTAAAAATATTGTCGAAAAAATTTACAATTTATGTAAAGGTAGTTATTCTATAATTATTATGATTAATAATTTTGGTATAATAGCATTTAGAGATATTTATGGCATTAGACCACTTGTTTATAATGTTGAAGATAATTATATAGCAATTGCCTCTGAAACAATTGCTTTTGAAAATTATAATAATTATAATAATGTAAATAATGGCGATGTTATAATAATTACAAATAATACAAATATAAGTATTGAAAATATATGCAATTATCCTTTAACACCTTGTTTATTTGAATATATTTATTTTGCACGACCAGAATCTTATATAAATGACATCTTAGTATATGAATATCGAGAGAAAATAGCAAAACAAATAGTTAAAAACATAAAAAAAATTATTAATAAAATAGATTATATAATACCAGTTCCACAAAGTGGAATTATAACAGCAAATGCTATTGCAAAAAAAATAAATAAAGAATTAAAATATGCAATTATTAAAAATAGATATACTCACAGAACATTTATAGATAGAAATAAAGATAAAATAGTAAAAAAAATAAAAAAAATAAAAATAATTAATAAATTAGTAAATAATAAAAATTTATTAGTAGTAGATGATTCTATTGTTCGTGGAAATACTAGTAAAATAATAGTAGAAGCTTTAAGAAATAATAATGCAAATAATATATATTTTGTTTCATGTTGTCCTCCAGTTAAATATCCTAATATTTATGGTATATCAATACCTACATTTGAAGAATTAATAGCCAATAAAAAAACAAATAAAGAAATAAAAAAAGAAATTAATGTAAACAAACTATATTTTTTAGATTTAAATAGTATAATAAAAGTTTTAAATAGATTAAATCCCAAAATTAATAATTTTGAATCATCTGTATTTACTGGTAAATATATTTGTTAAATAAAATTTTATTTTATTATAATTTTTAATAAAGTAAAATTTTATTTATATTTTTAAAATATAAATGAGAGATTGTTGTAAAACTGGAAAAAAAGCAAAAAAATGTAAACGCAAAGATGGAAAAGTTTTTAATCTTCCACGTCGTTTTACTAAAAAAAGATGTTTAAAAAAAATAAAAGGTTTTACTATGATAGCATCATGTGCGCCTTATAAATATTGCAAATTTAAAAAAAATTGATAAAAATAATATAATAATATAATAATATAATAATATAATAATATAATAATATTATATTTGGTAAAAGGAATATTTTTATTATAAATGTCATGGGATATGTTACCAAATGATATTTGTATATATATTCTTAAACTTAGAAATAATATTAGAAACAATGCTTCTAACTTAATTCAGAATACTTGGAGAAAATATATTATTTCTGATATAATTGCTGTTGAAATTTTATTAAAAATAGAAACTGATCAATATGATGAAATAATGGTATCTATACCATCGACAGTAAATATATTAAAAACTTCATTGACATTATGTAGTGGAAAATTTTATTTAAATTTGTGGAAAAATTTGGCAGAAAGATTATATAATACTTTAAAATTATATAAAAATCTAGAAAATAATAATAATTGGTTAAGTCCAGAAGTTGTAAATTATAGAAAAATTAAAATACAATATAATAGATTGTTAAAAAAATTTAATTTTAAAGGGCCGAGGCGGAGCAGGCGGAAGAGGAGGAGGTGCTTGTGATAGGCGAGAAGAGCCAGGTGGCGTCCCGCCACCGTTAAAGGTCATAGTAAATATAACTATATTTAAATAAAAAAATTATTATTTAAATTACCATAAATAAATATGACTTAAAATTTTTGAATTATAATAACCTTTAGATTTTTTTTTTTCTTTTTTTATTGCTTCATCTCTTTTTTTTGTACCAGAATGACGATTAAAATAATTTTGCATACGTTTACGTGTATTGTGATTTTTATATGCATATAATTTTAAAGGAGTTCTATCTTTATATTGTGGATAATCTGATGCACCAAAATGTAATTTTCTTACTTTTTTTGTTTTTTTATCTTTTATAAAAGCAGTATATTTTTTACCTTTTATTTTGCTTCTCTCAAATTTTATTATTTTTTCTTTCATAATTTTCTTTTTATATATAGTTTTTATTTATTATTATAAATTATTTTAAATTATTATTATATATTATAATGAATGTACCATTAAAATATTTACCAAAACGGCTTACAAAAAAAGATAAAATAAAACAAGCAAAACAACTAAAAAAATCAAGAAATGCATATAAAAAAGGTATTTATATTCATCGTAAGCCACTTGATTCATACAATAAAAAAAAATCAAAACATTTGTTAAATGCCGAAAAAATTTATAAAATAAAAAATTTAACAATAAATAAAGAATTAGTAAATAAAACAGGATGTTCTCTCAATGCACTTAATAAAATAGTTAAAAAAGGACAAGGAGCATATTATTCATCTGGATCTCGTCCAAATCAAACAGCACATAGTTGGGGCATTGCACGTTTAGCATCAAGTATAAGTGGTGGAAAAGCAGCAGCAATAGACTATAATATTTTAGAAGAAGGTTGTAAATCTGGATCAAAAGCATTAAAGCTAGCTAAAAAATCAAGAATTAAAAATGGTTATGGAACACGTAAAGTTCCTAAAATTAAATTAAATTAAAGTAAATTAAATTCTAAAAAAATTTCTTGTTGTTTGTTTTTTATTTAATATATTTAAATTTTTTTTATTTTCTACAATATCTTTTATTTTTATATTTTCTATAATAATGTCATTCACATTTTGATTAGTTATAATTTGATTAGTTACATTTTCATTAGTTTTAATTTTATTTTGTAATATATTTTCAATAATTATATTATAATTATTTAATGGAATTTTTTGTATTGGACTAGTATCACCTGTTTTATTTAACATTGATAAATTTTGATTAGAAACATTTGGAGTTATATTTGGTGTTATAAAAGGACTATTATTAGGTGAACCATTTATTGGTGAAGCTGGTAACTTTTTTAATCCATTATTATGTTTTTTAAATTTATTTAATAAAGTATAATTTATAAAATTTTTAAGAGAAATATAATAAGATTTATTTGGATAAGATTTATTTGGATAAGATTTATTTGGATAAGATTTATTTGGATAAATGTTAGACATAGTAGACTTTTTTAAATTTTTAAATTTATTAGATTTATTTAATTTATTTAATTTATTTAATTTATTTAATTTATTTAATTTATTTAATTTATTTAATTTATTACATGTATTAGGATAAATATTATATTTATTTAATAAAAATGTAAGATTTTTAACAACATTTTTTATATTGTCTTGACTATAATCTATATAATATGTAGAACCAAAATATAAATTAATTATTCCATCTGGCCAATAATTAGTATTTAATAAACATGGCTCCATTATTATTGGTATCATTAATTTATTTCTATTATTTGCATAATTCCATTCTTTATAACAATTATCTCGTATATTTGGATTTTGTGCTGCTTCATTTATTTTATTACAATAACTTTCTGTTATAAAAACTAATACACATTCGCAATTTTCAATTCCACTTGCCATACATGCATCTATATTTCCATATATTTCATATTCATCTAACCAACATTTCCAACCATGATAAGTTAATGCATATACTAACTTTTTTACACGTTCATGATTATCTCTAAATAAATTATCAGGTCGCCATGAGTGCGAAAAAAATAATTGTTTTTTATTATTTAACATTATTTAATATAATAATTAATAAAATACATAATTATTATATTAAATAGTTTTATTATTATATTATTTTTGTAAAGCCATTTTTCTACCATATTTCATCCATAATAAAACACTAACTGTAAAACCCAATAAAAATCCTCCTACTGATTTATCATGTTGATCAAATAAAAATAATTCTGCCACCATTGGTCCTGCAAAAAATGTTAAAAAAGAATAAAAAATCATAATCGCAATTGTTGTCGGATTGGCTAAATTAACCATATTTTATAATATATATGATTAAAAAAATCTATAATTTTATTTGAAATTTTATATTTTATAATTTTATCTAGAATATTTTAAATCTGCAATTCCAGATTTAAATTCTAATATATTATAACGTTCTTCAAAAACATGGAGCTGATAATTATATTGATATATTGTTGCAGGATCTTTTGATGTTGCTATAACTTCTCCTGTTTCTGGATCACAAACTGTTGAAAAAGTTACACTACTTAAATCAAATGGTGGATTAGATACTAAATTATATTCAAATTCAATTGTTTTAAATTTATTTGTATTAAATGCACCACTAGGTTGTATTTTATATGGATCATTATGTAAAGAAAAATTATAATTATATAATCCTTCTTTAAAATTTCCTAAAGTTCTATTATATTTTTCTATTTTATCATAAATTCCACTTGGAAAATCTCTTTCTCTTTCTGCTCCATCTACTATTATTGCAAAATTTTTTAATATTTCTTTATGATTTTGTTGTTCATTTGCAGTTGGACTATAACCAGTATAATAAATATTTTTACTAATATCATTTAATACATAATTATCTAAATATGGATAAACTATATTTTCATCATTAGTATCTTTCAATTCTTGTAAATTATTTGGTATTTTATTTTCATATGGCCAATTAGTATAATTTGACCATTCATTTCTTTTATATACATCATTTCTTTGAAAATACCACATCCAATTTGAAACCAAACCATTACTTTCTATTTTAACTTTTCCAGACTGTTGTTTTATATCAAAAGGACCATATTCATATACTAATTTAATTAAATATTCTTGACTATTATTTGCAAATAATGTTCT